CATTGAATCAGGTTTACCCTGCTTCTTGTGCACACGATAGATTACATGTGTCACATTAAAATCCTGTATCGCAATATCATCGGCTGCAACAAGTTCGAACGTACTTGCCATCGCCTTTAATTTCAAGTTCTTTGGGAACTCCACACCACATAGCGGGTTCTCACAGAAACGGCTTGCTGCGTGCGAGTAGCAACCACACACCTCGCACAGCCGTACTGGGGCTATGCCCTTTGGACCCCTACCTTTTTTACGAGGCAATACCGGGTCGTTGATTGGTCCAAGCCGTTGGGTGTTGCCTGCGAAGTCAAGACAAAGGCAATTGGGTTTCGAACCCGCAGCAATAGCGGCGCGTCTTTGTTCAGCTGTGGCTATTGCCATATTTGGTGCATACACTGGACGAGTACCACGGCCAAGCATCTGCACCCACAAACCAGGTGACGCAGTTGGTCGTAGCATGACAATGCAGTCAATGTCCGGAAAATCGAAACCAGTAGTGAGGATGTTGTTGTTCACTAGTGCACGTAAATCGCCACGTTTGAATGACGCGATACGTGCGTCACGCTCTCTAGGTGGTATCTTAGAGTGAACGTAAGAAGCAGGAATATCGTAGGCGTCCTCAATATGGTTTGCGACATTCTCCGCGTGCTCTATTCCCGTGGCAAAGATCAACCAATGGTGACGATCGTATGCCAATTGCACCGTTTCGCGAATGGCCGCTTCTGTCACAGACTGTTTGTCAACACGTATCTGAAGCGCGCCTTGTTGAAAATCTCCTTTTGACATCGGCACCCCGTCCACGTCTATAAGCATGTTCGGACGTTTGGGGATGATCGGTGACAGCCAACCCTCTTGAAGGAGCCAATTGAAGCCTTTGCGGTCTGTCAAGTCAAAACCAATGTGTGTGAACAGTCCGCCGTCGTCTTCTACCAGCATTCCTCGACCCAAACGGTATGCTGTTGCCGTAGTACCGATAACGCGCAGATGAGGATTTATTTCTTTGAGTCCATTGACGAACTGCTGATACATAGTGTCGCGTTTACTGTCTACAAGATGTGCTTCGTCAACGAACAGAAGATCGATGTGTTGGAAGATATCCGCCTTCTTGTATACGGATTGAATACCTGCAAACGTGATAGGGTTTCCCGTGTCTCGACGACCCACACCTGCACTATAGATACCTGCGGGTGCTTGAGGCCACACAGACATAAGAGCCTGAAAGTTCTGCACAATCAGTTCTTTGACGTGTGTGAGCACCATTGACCGAGTGGTCGGGTACGTTTGGTGAGCCTTTCTTAAGAAGTCCGCAATTACAAGCGACTTACCCGTTCCTGTGGGAATCGCGATCAGTGGGTTACCTTCGTGGTGGCGCGCAAAGAAATCAAAAGTCAGCTGAATTGCCGCATTCTGGTAATCCCGCAGAACGATGTTAGTGGAACCGTTTGACGACGTCATTGCAAGCTGTTCACGGTACCACTGGTCACCGCCATTTCTAGAAACATGCCACCATCCACACTGCTTTGAGAAATAGGGCCGCATAGGTTCGCGGCCACTTATTTTGAATGCGGCGCTTATCGCCCTGTCTTCAGATCTATAAGCAACCTTACTGCACACAATGCATCGATAGCGCCCATCTTCAAACGAAAGAGGTGCTTTACTCACACTTCCTCTGGTATCTCTTTGTGCAGTTGGCAACCTCGCAGTTGCGCATGGTAGTCCAAAGTCACATCAAACCTAGCGCAATACCAGATGCCATTTACATCAGGATTTGAGTGCAGACATGTTCTGCAGTTCTTTTCTTTTGGTTGACCATTGTGGCACACCTGCTTAAAATCACAGAACCGGCAAATGTACCAAGCTGGTGAAGCACCATCTATGCGTTTGGGTGGAAGGTCACTATAGATGATCCTATGCGCACGGTCTTTGTACTTTTCGGCAACCTCAAGATTCGGTTCTATGACCTCAATATGTAGCTCATCGTCGTTCTTGTTTACAGCAAAGTACAAGGCCGCAGGCAAGTCTTCGTAGTGCATGTATATCTGCGTCTGGACATAATGCTCCCATTTCGCTTTAGCAACCTTGTGCGCCTTTACCTTCTTGAAGCTTTTGTCGTTGTGTGTCTTGAACTCACCAAGTATCCAAAGAAGCGGAAAATCGGGTGTGTCAAATAGTTTGCTGTCTAAAGAACCACCAAAGTGCCCATCATGGTCAATAACACGAAACTGCTTGCCAGTGTCAGGATTTTCTGTAAGCACATGGATACCAGCACGACGAAGGAATCCAGCAAAACGCGATTCTTCATCTTCACCACGAGCAAATAGGCGTAACATTCGGCCTGCGAACTTGACTTTTGCGGCCCACCTGAAGATATACCATAGTTGCCGTGGACATTCGCGGCCGATAACAGATGCGCCAAGATGGTTACGGAACCCTGTTCCTTGGTATGTTTCGAGAACAGACTCGATTCTTGTTTCGGTTTTGGTTTTCATAGGGGCACCGCCGGGAGTCGAACCCGGAACCTGCCGATTAAAAGTCGGCTGCTCTACCCAATTGAGCTACGGTGCCGACCGTGCTACTGCTGAAGCCAGGGGGGTGTGACCGGGGGTGCGTTCTCTGGCGCAGCAGGTTGAGGCGCCACCGGACCTGGAGCGGCAGGAGGTGCGAATCCAGGAGGCGCCACGGGTGCGGGTGCAGCAGGAGGTGCCGCAGGGGGTGCGGCGGGGGCCGGAGCAGCTGGAGGAGTGGGGGGTGCCGGTGCAGCAGGGGGTGCCGGTGCGGTAGCAGGCTGCTGCCACGGTGGAGCGGCCGCAGGAGGTGCTGCCGCACTAGGAGGTGCACCTGCAGGCGTCGCAGGAGGACCAGACTTCTTCTTGTTGCGGGGCTCGAGGATGATCCCCTGGGCGTTCTTCGATTCGTTCTCGCCCAACTTGGCGAAGCCCTTCACCTCGTTCTTGGCGTCGTAGTTCCCCTCAGGGTCAATCTCCACGATACGAGCCATGAGCGGTCGTCCATGGAGCTGCTGAGAGTCTTGAACCTGGTACACCCCAATGGCGTGACAGATGGCAGACATCTCACCATTAGCAATGTCGGCCGCCACGGGGTTCTCGTTCCACATGTACAAGCGGACCCAGCATAGACGATCCTTGTTGGGACCGTCCAGCACCCTGCCGACCAACTCGAGGTAATGATTCTTCTGGTTGTTTTTCGACTGCTTCACCTCAGACTCGGTAAACATGATGTTATACCAGTCTGTCGGCATTGGTCCAGGAGGGCCTGCTGCCGGATCGTGCTGTGAGGCGTCGAAATGTCCAATCGATACCATAGAAACTATGCTCCTTGTTGAATGGAAGCGGCCAATGCCGCCTTGTGGGTAAGGATACGGTTGATGATGTTCCCAAGATGGGGTTCTTCGAATTCTTGAAGTGCCCCTGAACGATCCTTGGCTTCGTACTGAAGGCTGACGTCAGTGCGCAGGTACCGAAACTTCTGACCTTCTGCCGTCTGCCCAATCTCTAGTGAGAACAACTCATCGAAAAAGTAAGGCATGTCTTGTGTCAGCGCATTTCCAGGCATGCTCGGACCGTACCTACTCAGTCCTGAATCATCCTTATTGTAAGACTGCTTCGCGCTAAAGTACACATGGCGTCCTGGCAAGTCACGGAACAAGCGAATGTGCTTGCGCATGTCGTCACCCATCTCGCCATACGCCTTACGCCCGTCCTTATATAGGCCCTTGTTTGCGACAAGGCACTGCTCACCGATCTCAGAGATACTGTCTAGCGCTACAGACACAAACTGACGACCCCAATCGGTGTGTGCAACCACATGGTAGGCCTGCGCCAAGTCCTCATAGCTGCGTACAGTGATTTGAGGGATTGCGTATTGACCGAGAGACAACACGCCCGACTCGGCGCTGATCAATACTTTTGGATCAGGAAGGGTATGGACAAGTGTGGTCTTGCCTGCACCACCGCGCCCATGCACACATATCTTGACACCGTGTGTCTGTGCGGCTTGGTCTGTGGTCGTGAATTCAATCGTCATTTGGGGTAGACGATGTCGAGGCCCGGAAGACCAGGAGTTTCCGTGAGTACCTCGTACACAACGGACAGTTCTTCTTCGTCACCATCATTGAACGCGGTCTTGTTCAATTCGTACTTGGTGCGGAAGAACTTGTTGCGGATCTTCGTGGGCAAGCTTGCAGCCTTGGTTTGCTCCACTTTACGGTTGATCCTGTACTGTCCCTTAACCTTACGGCCGTCCGGAAGGGTGTAGGTGTTCATCCCTTCCTTCGGGTTAGGGAAGGTTCCAGCAAAAATGGCCTCACGCAGTGCTCTTTCTTCAGCCTGTAGACGGGCCAATGCTTCTGTCAGCTCCTCCCAGCGCTCCATTTGACGGTAGTAGATTTGTGCCTCAAGCGTAGCTTCCGTCATTGTTGCCTCGCATCAACTTGGGTACGTTGTCCAGGTCTTCATAAAACTGGAACCCATCACGTCTTAGAACTGTTTTGATGTCAGGTGAAAGTTCTCCTGTGGTCAGTTTGTGCAGCTCTGCGTCGAGGGCCAGGATGACCTCCAATGGATGCTCAGCGATAAGTTGTCGTAACCTGTACAGAGTTATGACATCCGCTGGCTTATGTCTAGACACCAAAGAGAAGACGTCCCATTGTGTTCCGATCATATTCCAACCTGGCCTGGGTTTGGTGGACAGGTAACCTAGGTGAAGTAGGACCTGATTGTCAACCCCTGTCAGTGGGATAAAATAGGGTTGTGTGGACCGGTGAATGTGTTGTACTATAACCCCTCCCAGGACCTTATTTGACCCCGATCCCGGTTATGGAAAGAGGTGTTTTGATTATTCGCCGTGAGACACTCATGGAGGCGACTCTGCGCTTGTTACGCGAGTCTCCACTGAGTATACCTGAAATACATGCAGGCATGAAAGAGCAAGGCTCCGAAGTCACATTTTACTGGCTTCGTAAATTCAGTTCGGGGAATGTTAAACATCCATCTGTCAACCGTGTAGAGGAACTTTATGTCTTCCTCTGCGGTGACCACCAGTAGATGGCGTTACCCAATTCGTTGCGCACACATAATCAATGGTTAGTAAGCGGTAATGATAAGGCGCCGCGGTCTGTTAAGACTGGACGTTATGCAGACGCGCGCGATCCCACCCTCTTCGTCTCTTACGAAGAAGCCTTAGCCTACGCTGCACCACGTTCATTTGACGTTGGCTTCGCCCTTACTAGTGACGACCCCTTCGCAGTAATTGATCTTGACGATTCCGTCGATGATCCTGCAACTGAGGCTCAAAAGCAGCGCCATGCCAAGATATATAATGCTTTTGATACGTATGCCGAATTATCCCGTTCTGGTACTGGTGTTCATATCTGGTGCCTCGGCTCGGTGCCTCGTGGTGCTCGTAGAGATCACGTAGAAGTCTACTCATCTTCACGCTATATGATCTGTACGGGCCGGGTAGTTAAGGATCGGCCCATAACGGATCAAAATCACTTATTGCAGTTGTTGTACAGTGAGATTACTCGTGGTAAGGCTACGGGCACAAACGATCTTGAGGAACAACCAGCTCTGCAGACGGATAACGACGTTCTCCACATGGCGTTGAATGCGGCGAACACAGAGAAGTTTGAAATGTTGTGCCGAGGTGAATGGGAAGACTCCTATCCTTCCCAAAGTGAGGCTGATTTTGCACTAATGAATATGTTCTGCTTTTACAGTAAGAGCAATGAGCAGTGCCGGCGCATGTTTCGTATGAGCGCTTTAGGTAAGAGGGATAAGGCGCACCGAGATAAATACCTAGATTATATGATCGGAAAGATCAGGGCAGAAGAACCTGAGCCCATCGATTTTAGTTACCTGCGAACAAACGGCCGTGTGGGAATTCCAAACGAAACCCCCCCGGTGTCCCAACCTCCGTTGGAAAAGGTGTTACTGGCTAGCGTTCAAAGCGGTATTACGTATCCCCCGGGGTTAGTGGGGGCGGTAGCCCAGTACATATACGATAGTTCAACAAGACCTGTAGCGGAAGTGGGGATAACGGCTGCAATTGCCATGTGTGCAGGGATACTTGGCAGGCAGTTTAATATTTCGAACACGGGCCTTAATCAGTATGTGATTCTTATCGCGCAGACTGGTGTTGGGAAGGATGGAGCGTCGGCAGGGATAGAAAGAATATTACATGAGGTGAGGAAGACGGTGCCCGCGGTCGACGCGTTTGTCGGTCCGGGTACTTTTGCTTCTGGGCAGGCGGTGATAAGGACGTTGGATGAAAAAGCTTGCTTCTTTTCAGTGATGGGTGAGTTCGGGCTTACGTTGCAGCAGTTAAGTGATCCGTCTGCCGCTGGCCATACGATTGTAATGCGCAGGGTGCTGCTTGATCTTTATGGGAAGTCGGGGAAAGGATCGGTTATATACTCCTCTTCTTATTCAGATAAAGATAAGAATACGAAGACGCTGTTTGGACCTGCGATGACTATATTTGGTGAGTCTACGCCAGATAGCTTTTTTGCAGGGTTGTCACAGCAGCATATTGCGGATGGGCTCATCCCGCGGTTTTTGATAGTTGAGTATTTGGGCTCACGGCCGGATAGGAATACAAAGGCTTTTGTGCCGCCGCCTGAGGAGTTGGTGCAACGTGTGGCTGGGATTGCTGAGACGGCGTTGCGGATGATGAACAATCGTAGCTTTGTTGATATTCAGGTTGGTGCTGAGGCCACAGCGGTTCTCGCCGCGTTTGACCGTGAGTGTGATAAGCGTATACGTGATGGTGAGTCCGAAGCTATTAAACAGCTTTGGAACAGAGCGCATTTGAAGGCGTTGCGGTTAGCGGGCTTGCTCGCCGCCGCGGACAGGGGGAGTGGGGGAGTCGGTGGGGGAGTCGGTGGTGTGGTTGAGGTGAATGGTGAAGAGGCTTCCTGGTCCATTGATTTGGTGTGGAGAGATTTGGAGGCGCTATCGGAACGGTTTGAGCGTGGAGATATAGGAGAGGGGCTGTCGAAACAGATGGTTGATATCAGAAGGGTGCTGAGACAATTTGTTGAGAGGTCACCTAAGGAGCTTGAGGGTTATGGGGTGACACAGCTCCATAAAGAGAACTTGGTTGTGCCGCATGTGTATGTGCTAAGGAGATTAGCTAATGTGTCTTCATTTAAGAAGGATAGGCGCGGTACAACGAATGCGATCAAGGATGCTTTGCAGCAACTTATAGACTCAGAGGTAATTAAGGTTGTGCCGAAAGTTCAGATGAAGACAATGTTCAATGGTAGTGATGCTAAGCTGTATCATATTGTTGGAGATTTGAAATGAGTGGAGGATGGAAGGTGAAAGGGATTGGGTGGAGGGGTGATCTGTCCAATGAGCATTGGCCTGAACAGATTGGACCGTTTCGTGTTGTGGACGTGAAGTTTTCGCGGTTGTCGATTTTTTCGCGCGTCGGGGGCAGAGAGTGTGGGTTTTTGGAATTGTGTGGATTTGTGATGCGCGATGGCTGGCCGTTACCACATGATGTTTCACATGTTGTGCGGTATCGGTTGCGTAACGGCAGCTCGGTTTATCGGATGTATGTGTATGGAGAGAGGGAGAGGGAGAAGTGGGAGAGGGAGAGTGGAGGGAATGATGGATCGTGAGAAAGGACTTATCACTACGCACATGCCGGAATCTTTGCAAGTGGATTATGTGACTTTGAATGGCGAAGTGGTGTGTAATGTGGTTGCGGTAGATGATAGGGAAGGGTGGGTGGAGATTTTGTTGATTCATGGTGATTTGGTGGGCGCACCAGAACGTGCCCGGATCTACGGTCGCGTTGAAATTCATTGGCTTGAGTGGGAGTAGTAGATTGTTCAGGTTTTCGCGTATGCGGGGTGATTTTTGGTGCTATCCTTTTGAATGTTGTTGTGGCACAACAAGTTGCAAGGTGTCTACTGGTGGTGTGGGGTATAAACCCGCCCATACGGGGGTAAACACGTCCAAATCCACGCGACTAGACGGACACACAGTACTGTATATTAAACTCCTTATATTATTATACTAGGTACAGTCTTGTGTTGGATTTGCTGGAGATCTTTGTGAAAGGATGTACTTATAACTGTTATATGATTGTTCATTGAGGTAATGATTGGAGGTAGACTGGAGGTAGATTTGGGTG